TCGTTTACCATAATTTCGCAATCGAGCCGAATGGTGACATTTCGATTTCTGGCGGCAACACGGTCATTGTTTTTCCCCCTTACAAAGATTGCGACACTCATCGCAACACCGATGACCTCTCGATTTTCTACGATGATGGCGTTGACCTTGGAAAGCTGATTAAAGACGAATCGGACGAGACGCAGGCGTTGTTGCAGGCGGAGTTCGACGAGACGCAAACGGCAATCGTTGAATTCCGCACGGAAGTCAAAGCGGAATTCGACGAGACACAGACTTTGTTGCAAACAGAGTTCGATGAGACACAGACCGCGATTGCCGATTTCCGCACGGAGGTCAAAGCTGAGTTCGACGAAACGCAGGCGTTGTTGCAAACAGAGTTCGATGAGACACAGACCGCGCTTGCCGACTTCCGAACAGAGCTAAAATCGGAAAGCGACGAAACGCAGGCTCTCCTCCAAGCAGAGTTCGACGAGACCCAGACCGCGGTTGCCGACTTTCGAGCCGAAGTCAAATCGGAGAACGACGAAACACAGGCTCTCCTCCAAGCGGAGTTCGATGAGACCCAAGTGGCGCTTGGTGATTTTCGCGCCGAAGTCAAATCGGAGAACGACGAGACACAGACTTTACTCCAGAACGAGTTCGACGAGACCCAGACGGCGATCGTGGACTTCCGCACAGAGGTTAAAGCTGAGTCGGACGAGACGCAGACAATTTTAGAAGACAAGCTCCCCGACCCCGTGAACGGGCGCATCCCTGTTGAGACGATCGGGGCTTTTGACGCCACCAACGGAGTGTCGATTGCCATGGACCACGGAGCCTTTGGCCCTATTCAAGTTAGATTTTCTCGAAGTGGCTCGGTTGTTAAGACCCTGAACCTGATTTACGACCTAGAAGGAAAATTGATTTCGGTTCTTCCAGCATGAGATTTTTATTTAACCCCATCACATCGGAGTTCAATTCGGCTCCCCCTAGGGAAATCATTTACTCCGACACCGCCCCTGCGTTTCCAATCGAAGGCACCCGCTGGGTAAACACGCTGGAAATTCGCGAGTATGTCTTTACTTTCGATGTCAATGGCGCGGGGTATTGGGTGGAAGTGGGCATCGGATCGACCGGCCCTCAAGGCGAAGTCGGCGATATTGGACCCGTCGGCCCCGTCGGCCCCCAGGGTATTCAGGGCGTGCAAGGCCCCGCCGCAACGGTAGCCGTCGGCACTGTGACGACTGGTGATGCAGGAACGAGCGTTTCCGTCGCGAACTCAGGAACAAGCGGAGCCGCGGTTTTAGATTTTACGATCCCTAGGGGGGCCGTCGGTCAAACTGGCGCGGTCGGCCCTCAGGGGATTCAGGGGATTCAAGGGCCACAAGGCGACGACGGCGCGAGCATCGTGCTCAAAGGCGCGGTGAATTTTTACGCTGACCTCCCAACCACGGGCAATACTCAGGGCGATCTGTATGTCGTCCAGAATGACGGGAATGGCTATGTGTGGGATGGTGCGGATTGGGTGAATGTCGGGCAAATCCGCGGTCCGAAAGGCGACACCGGATTGCAGGGCCCCGCAGGCCCCGCCCCAGCGGGCACGGGAGCGGTTGTCGTTAGCAATGGAACTCTTGGAACCCCCGTCGGATACGGCACCGCCAATGTCGCCAGCACACTCGTTCAGCGTGACGCCAGCGGCAATTTTTCGGCAGGCACGATTACGGCCAATGTCACCGGTAATGTGACTGGTAGTGTTACTGGGGGCGTGTCAGGAAACGCAGGCACCGCGACCAAGCTCGCCACGGCCCGTTTAATCAATGTTTCTGGTGATGTCACTGGGACGGCTCAGAGTTTCGACGGTTCGGCCAACATCACGATTCCGACCGCGATCACTGCGGGCTCGGTCGTGAATGACGACATCAATGCGGCGGCGAACATTTCTGACACGAAACTCGCGACGATTTCCACGGCAAACAAGGTAAGCAACTCTGCCACCACGGCAACCAGCGCGAACACCGCTTTTGCAATCGTGGCACGGGACGCCAACGGCAATTTTTCTGCAAATCAAATCACCGCGAATCTCACTGGCAACGCCACAACCGCTAGTTCCGCCGCCAAGCTCACGACCGCCCGAACCATTAACGGGGTTTCTTTTGATGGTTCATCGAACATCACAATCGGCGCTGCCCCAACGGCTCATAACCACGATGCCGCAGACATCACCGTGGGCACCCTCGCCAACGCGAGGCTCCCCGCGAGACTCCAAGCTGCATCTCAATACATTACGGACTGGAATAACGCGTTGGAGAATGGGTGGTATCAAGGAAGCAGTGCAGCGAACGCCCCAGAAGGGGTGCTGGATTGGTGGCTGGGGTATGTGGAAGCCCACTATGACCGGTGGGTGACTCAGACGGTTCATCGTTTCACCGTCGATGCTCCGACTAACACCCAGATTTGGAGAAGAAGTAGCGCCGACGGGGGGGCCGCAGTGAGAACTTGGGGCCCTTGGTATAAACTCCAGCTATCTCAAGGCGAGCAAGACGCTCGATATTCTTTGGGAACTCATACGCACACCGTGGCCCCTGGGTGGGGGGGGCTTTTTCGTTGCGAATTTACAAACAACATCAACGCGAATACAAATCTCCCAGCAGGCTCTTATGGCAGTTATGGTAATTCTGCAACAAACACCCCAACTGGGTCTGGCATTCTTCACAATTTTACTTCTGGGTCTGATGGGTCTGGGGATGGCAGTCAAATTTGGCAAGAGTATGTAACAAACAGGTTGTGGGCGCGGCAGCGATGGGGTGGGGGTTGGACAGCTTGGGCTGAAATTTCTTTGGCAGGGCACACGCACGACGACCGGTATTACACCGAGACGGAAATGAATACGCTGCTGGCAGGCAAGCAAGCCGCTGGGAGCTATGCCGCCGCCACGCACACCCACGACGACCGGTATTACACCGAGACGGAAACCAACAACTTGCTTGCGGGCAAGCAAAATAACCTGGGCTTTACTCCTGTGCAACAAGGCGGAGGGGCCGGACAGGGGACTAACAAAATTTACATTGGGTGGAGCGGCTCCCAGTTGCAGTTGCAGGTTGACAACACCAATTTCGGGGCGAACTGGCCGATCAATGTCCCTGGCGTAGGCGTCCCTGCGGGAGCCGTGATGGCTTTTGCCATGAACGCTGTGCCAACGGGCTGGCTGGCGGCGAACGGAGCGGCGGTGAGCCGAGCGACTTATGCTACGCTGTTTGCTGCGGTCGGGACGACCTACGGCGCTGGCGATGGCGGCACAACTTTTAACCTGCCTGATTTACGCGGTTACTTTGTGCGCGGTGCTGGCACCAACGGCGATGGCGTCGCCTCTGGCGCTTTTGGCGCGAAGCAGCAAGATGCGTTTATGGGGCACGGCCACGGGTATGCTCCGTTTATGAATACTTTAAGTTACGCTATTGGCTGTTGCGGAACTGGCATTCCTGTTTGGAATGCCAACGCAGCATTGGTGGGGGTTCCAAATAGGCTACAAAATGGGGCTAATACATTTGATGCCCCTAGGTTTGCAAATGAAACCCGCCCGGCAAACATTGCTATGCTCTACTGCATCAAATTCTAATGAAAGACGCCTACTCATTTCATCCCAACACCGGAGTTTTTCTTGGGGTTGACTTTGCCCAAGAGTCTCCGCTTGAGCCGGGGGTTTTTTTGCTTCCGGCGGGGGCGACTTTTGTAGAGCCGCCGCAAGTTTCTGAGGGTCAACACGCTGTCTGGAACGGCAACTCTTGGGAAGTTCAAGACATTCCGGCACCGGAGCCGGAGCCAGAGATTCCCGAACCGGAGCCTGAGTTGACCTGGGATACGATCCGCACGGAGAGAAATTTTCATCTTTCCCAAAGCGACTGGACCCAGCTTGCCGATGCACCCCTGAGCCCTGAACAAAAGCAGGCTTGGACCGTTTACCGCCAAGCCCTCCGTGATGTGCCTTCCAGTTTCACTACGCCGGAAGAAGTCGTCTGGCCTGAAATCCCTTGAAATAAATGTTCACTTTTCCCACAAGCCCGCAACTTGGCGATACTGTTCAACTCGTAGATCGCATCTACCAGTGGAACGGCGCGGTGTGGCGGTCGATTCCGGTCACGGGAGCGCAAGGCCCCCCAGGGGCCCCAGGGCCTTCCGGTCCCGCAGGACCCGCCGGTCCCCAGGGACAGCAGGGCGAGGCCGGACCCGCCGGTCCAGTTGGCCCAGCAGGCCCCGCTGGGGCGAGTGGCGCACCAGGCGATCCAGGGCCTCCAGGGCCAGCCCCTTCAGGCACCGGCTTTGTGTATGTTGAGAGTGGCGTGGCTTCCTCCACTTTGGCCTTTGATGCCGGAACCTTTTGACTTTCCCCAGAACTAGCAGTAATAACCCTACAACCCAATAATAAAACAATACTATGGCTAATCCCAATCTCAAAGTAGTCCGCCGCCGTTTGACCGGCGCGGTAGGTGCCCCTTCCGACATGGAAGCGGGACAAATCGCAATCAATTCCGTTGACGAAAAAGTTTACATTCACAACGGCACTTCCGCAATTCCCGTAGCGGGCAAGGGCGAGTTCGTGGACAAAGGCTCCGAGCAAAGCGTCACCGGCAAGAAAAATTTCACTGCGATCACGGTCTCCACGACCCCCGCAGACGCCAACGATGCGGTTCGCAAGACCGATCTCGACACCGAAGTCACTGCACTTCAAGGTGCCATCACGACTGAAGCCGGAACTCGCGCAGCGGCAGACACCGCTCTTGGTCTGCGAATCGACGCCCTAGGGAGCGCCTTCAACTATGTCGGCACTGTCAACGGCGGAGCAAACTCTGGCGCGGCGACCAACCTTGCCTCGCTGACCCAAAAAGACGCGGGCGATTACTACAAAGTCGGCACGGCAGGACACTTCGTTCTCGCTCCTGCGGCTTCGTTCTTTGCTAACAGCGGAGACGGCCTTGTCTTCAACCTCGACGGCGGAATCGACAAGCTCGACAACACCGACAGCACCGTTGCAGGCACCGCAAACGAGATTTCCGTTACAGGCTCTACCGACACTGGCTACACCGTGGCGATCGACGCCGTTTTTTCGGGCCGCGTTACCGCGCTCGAAACGACCGCCTCGAACCTCGGCACCATGTCCACTCAGGACGCCGACGCGGTCGCCATCACTGGCGGCACGATCAACGGCACTGCGATTGGCGGCACGACGGCTGCGGCTGGCGCGTTCACGACCCTGACCGCTTCCTCGACCGCGACTCTGAACACCCTTGCCAGTTCCGGCGCTACCCTCACGGGCGGCTCGATCAATGGCATGGCAATCGGCGGCACGACTGCTGCTGCGGGCGCGTTCACCACGCTCTCGGCCTCCGGCAATGTGACCTTCAATGGCAACATTGTGGGTGACGGCTCGACCGAAATCACAGATTGCATCATTGACGCGGGAACATTCTGATCCCAATGGGTTCTAGTAGAGTATCACTGCTCAAAAGCGAGGTCGTGGGGCAACTCCCCACGGCCTCTGCCATGGCCGTCGGCGAGTTGGCGGTTAATTACGCTGACAAGAAAATCTACGGAAAGCACCCTGGCAGTGGCGCGGTGGTGCAAGTTGCCGCGGCTCCGACCCATTCTCATCCCCTTTCTGACCTGACGCAGAGTGGGGCGACGAGCGGGCAGGTTCCCGCATGGAATGGCACAGCTTGGGCTCCCACGGAAGTTTCCGTCATATCCGGCGTAACCTCAGTTAATACAAGAACTGGCGCAGTAACACTCGAAAAATCTGATGTCGGTCTTGGAAATTGCGACAACACCTCGGACGCTAATAAGCCCGTATCGACGGCTACACAGACTGCTTTGAATGCCAAAGTCGGCTCAGTCACGACAGGCGTTGCCAATGCAACGCCGCTCACGAACATGATGCAAATTACTTTGGCAGGGTATAATTCAATAACTCCTGCGGCGAACACGCTTTACATCATTGTAGGATGAGCTTGAACAATTCCAGCGCGGCAAAAGTTGGCAATAGCAATGTTACGGCAATCGCGTCTGCCACTGCGGCTCTTCGACAGATTATGTGCTATGCGGCGACGACGATTTCGCAAGCGATTACTGGCACAACTGGATTGGTTAAGAACGGGGCTGGTCAATTAACTCTCTCGGGAACTTGCAATTATACAGGGCCAACGCAAATTAACGATGGAACGCTTGCCGTTACAGGCGCATCAACTCTCAACGGAGTAATTAGCGGATCAGGAACATTAAGAAAAACTGGAACGGCAGTTTTAACAATAGGTGGGAACAATACTTACTCTGGAGGAACATCGTTTGTTTCGGGAGGGATAGCTGGACTGATATTATACACATCAAGCAATGCTTTCGGAACGGGACTTTTTACTCTCTCTAACGCCGCAGGGCGAATTGATACAGGGAGTAATGTAACCCTACCTAACGATTTTCAATTAAACACTGCAATTCAGATTCGCACTCTTGGAGCAAACACGATAAACATTACGGGTAATATTGCAGGTGGCGGAAACTTGACCAAAGCGGGCAACGGAACCCTTATTCTTTCTGGAACATTAACATACACAGGGCAAACAATTATTACGGGATTGTTGCGAGCGTTCAAAACAACTGGAGCATCAACCGCGACCGCAACATTTAACTCGACTGGCTCATTCATTGCTGTTTCGTTCAATGTTTCACCTCCGTCTGGTGTTACAACATTTCGCTTCTTTCAAGGTTCAACATCAGGCACTTGGGGCGTAGGAACTTTGACAGGCGTCCCTGCTGGAACAACAGCGACCTATAATTCGGCTACCTCAACCCTTTCCGTAACAGTCCCATGATAATTTCTCCAAACGCAAATGGTTGGTCATACGACGATTCTGTAGGCAAATGGAAATTGGTTTATGAAGAGAAAAACATTATTTTCTACGAACAAACAAATGAATCCATTGCGACTCCAACAACATTATTTGTAGGCACAGAAGCCGAGTGCGAAGCGGAAATTGCGCGGTTAGAACTGAAACATCCGCACGAAAGCGAAGAATGAGCGACCTTAGTAAACATTTTGACTTCGGCCTCAAAATCGCCACCACCGTCGCCCTTCTCGCCGTCGCCCTTCTCGGCACAAAGTTTGTGACCAAGGAGGAGTTTACGGCGGCGAACTCTCGCATTGAAAAGATTGAAGCAGTTCTTATCCGTATGGAGCAGAACGCCGTAACGGACGCTAGGCACGATAATATCCTCAACGACCACGAAAACCGCATCCGCACGCTCGAACGCAAATGAGTAAAGTCCTACTATTTTGTATCACATTAGTATTTACCGGCTGTGTCAGTATCCCCATCCCGCCGATTGGCGATCGGGTAGGGGAGTTAGGCAACCTCAAACTCAGCGTGAAGGTCGCTTACGAGCCCAAATCCTCCCCCGAACGACCGCCGAGTGACTCCATGGCTTTTGCCTGGGAGCAATTCGGCTTAACGCAACCCAAACTGCTAAAAGACAAATGAAAATCGTAAACATCGTCATCGAACGGCTTAGTGAAAATTCCACCTGGCGCGGGCTGATCCTCGTGGGCACCGCCCTGGGGCTCAAGCTGGAGCCGGAGTTGCAAAACCAAATTGTCATGGCGGGTCTCTCGCTCGTCGGCCTCATCAACATCGTCCGCAAGGGTAAGTGACGAGCGATCAAATCCAACGGATGCAACGCCGCATCGGCGTCGTGCCGGACGGGTTCTGGGGCCCCAAGTCCCAGGCCCGTTGCCGCGAGCATCTTCGCTCGCTGATGCCAAGCCCGAACCCCTGGCCGCACTCCACGCAAGCGGCGCTCCGTGAGTTCTACGGGGAGCCTGGGGATGAATCGAACCTCGTTACGATCGAGTTCCCTTTCTCCATGTATTACGACGGGAAGCTCGTCAAAAAATCCCGCTGCCACCTGAAGGTCGCGCCCTCCTTGAAGCGCATTCTTCAAGCGATCGGGGACCTGCATGGCAAAGACCGCGAGGTCATGGAAGAGGCCGAAGACTACGGCGGTATCTTCAACTTTCGACAAAAACGCGGCGGAACTTCGTTTTCCGTCCACGCTTGGGGGGCGGCAATCGACCTTGATGCCGACGACAACACTTTTCGAGACACCTGGCCGCTGAAGGCCGATATGCCCCTAGAGATCATGGAGGCGTTTGCCCGCGAAGGCTGGCAGAGCGCCGGAGCTTTCTGGGGCTACGACGCGATGCACTTTGAGGCGACCCGCCCGCGAATTTAATGGCTACCCAAAAAAATAAATCGAGGGCAAAAGTTTTAAGTTTTCTCCGCAAGTATAAACAGCGTGCAGGCTGTCGATTGTGCGGTGAAAATAGCTCCGCCGATATTCTTGATTTCCATCATATACATCCGGGGGCTAAGAAGATGAGCGTCACCGAAATGGCCCGTTCTACGGGATTGTTCAATATACTGGAGGAAGTTGAGAAGTGCGTTGTGCTGTGTAGCAACTGCCACCGCAAAATGCACGCGGAGTCAGCTAGAAAAAAATGAGGAGTGCAAGGGTTCGCATCCGTGGGCGCTGGTGGAAGTTGGTCATCAAACGACTGGCTCCGATAAAAAGAGACGGGTCGTGGCGATGTCTTCACGGCCTTTGCAACTACGACGAGCGGACGATCTATTTGAACCCGCAGTTTGATATGAAAGCGACACTGCGCCATGAGATTACCCACGCCTGTCAACCCGACCTCGATGAGCCCACGGTGGAGCAGATCGAGGACGCCCACATCAACGCCGATAAAGTTTTTGAAAAATTGGTTGCCGGTTGTTAATAACCTTGTAGAATAATAACCCATGTTGCTTGTCATCCCGTTTGCCGAAAAAGCCGTTCCCCTTTACAAACATCTTTTTTCCCTAGGGGGCGTGGCGATGCACGATGTTTTGCTGGTCGGAGGGAACCGCGATGTCGCTGAGATCGAGAAGGCGCTCAACCTTTTGAAGGGAGCTTTTGCGAATGCGGACATTTTCACGGGCGACCATGTTTACAACTCACGCAACAAGCTCTTTCACGACACGGCGCACTACCTCGACCTCGTGGGATGCACCGACCCGTGGTATTGGTTTGATGAGACCTGTTGCCCTCTGCGCCCTTCGTGGCTGACGGAGATTGCGAAGGAGTATTTCGCCGCAAAGATGCCCTACCTCGGAGCCACTGAGCCGAGCGTGGAGCGCGACCCTGCCACAGGAAAGATGCGGCAGGAACCCCCGCGGATCATCGCCTCCTCGATCTACCCGCCCGATCTTTATCTGCGGTCCACGCTGATCCGCCGCTTGGGCTACGGCTCGAAGGAGACGCCGTGGAATGTGCAAATGCGATTCGAGATGCGCCGTGATTCGGCAGTCTCAAAGCTGATTCAAAATCAAGCGGGCACCTCCGAATACCGCGGCGGCGCGGATGGAAAGTATTTTTTCAAAGAAGCCCCTGGCGTGAACGCCGAACCGATCGCCCCACAGACCGCCGTGATCGCCGGAGTCGCCGATGGCTCGGTGCTCGAAATCCTCAACCCCAAGCCCAAACCGGCAAAGAAAAAGACTGATGAACCTGAACCACTCTCCGCTTGAACTGAAGGGGCTTGACCCCGTGACCGGCGAAGTCCCGTGCGCCCGCGTGGGCGATGTGGACGCCGCCCGCTCGATTTACCTCTCGCTCAAAAAAGCTGACGAGGGCAGCAGCCGCAACCGCGCTCTGATTGACGGGATGTTCAACGGAGCGCC